CACGTGGGTCTAAAATTTGAGGAACTGAACGACGCAATACTGCTTCGCCTAGAATCTTACGTACTGCTTCTTCAGAATCAGCGTTATCAATCTTTGTCTTAAACTCTTTAAGTTCTTTTTTCTTGAGGAACTTATTAACTGCTCCTAGTTCACCTGCTTTAACTTTAAGCAGAGCAGTATCTTTTGCTTTTTCTTTTAGAGTCTTATCGCCAGTAATACCCATACCAACACGAACACGTGTTGAGAACATACGGCCTTTAACAACGCCCCAAGGACTACGACCAATAGCAAGGTGCATTAAAATATCTTCAGTAGCGTTACGAATAGCAAAGCGTGGACCAGCAAGAGTTGCAATAACCCAACCTGATGTTAACTTACTAGCCCATTCTTTATGAGATAGACCAAACATTCTGTCAATAATGCCTGAACGAGTAGCAAGACGATCTAAGTCCTGAATCTGAGGTGTAGCAATACCGCTGGATAGTTGGTATGGAAACAAAGCAACCTGTTGTCCTGCAAACTCTGCAGGGTTTCCAAGGTTCTCTTTATTCACTACGATATCTGGTGCGTATTGCTTAGTTAATCCTTTGCCTAGGAACTGATTAAAGTTATCAAGGCCTGCTGGACTCTTTGTTACTCCACGTACTTCATAGATTGTTGCAACTAAACCTTTGTAAATCTGCTTGCGCTGACCTTCGTTACCAGCATCAAATGCTTCTGCAAGTATTTTTGAGTGATAACGGCTGTTAGTCAATCGTGATAACTGGAAGATTTGCTTAGATGCGTTTGCGCCCATTACATCAAAGTATCCATCTTTGAAGTAAGGGATAGTTGTGAACTTAGCAGAGAACTTATCGATACGTTCTTGAATCTGGTCAATAGTAAAGCGCTTTGCGCCATCTGGACCTTTGAGTTTACCAACCTGCTTTTCAGCGGCTGCAATAATCTCTGGTCTTTCAACTATACCAGTAGCGATTTCATCATAAGAAGGTGCTGCTCCGTAAAGAGCAGTAACTAACTTACGACCAACCTTGTCAATGTTAAATACTTTATTAGCTGTTGTAAGAAAACCAATACGAGCCTGACGAGCTGCATCAAGACGTGGAATCAACGGAGTGATACGAGCAGGTTGACCTTTAAGAATGTTGTTAACATCTACAATGTTTTGGAAATAGTTCTTTGCAGTAGCAGCATCCTTGACGCCAGCCTTAATAAACTCATCTGATACTACAGGACCGAACTCTGGTACAAGACGCTTGATACGTGTCTGTATCTCAGTAGCCTTTGTAATATCTTTTGCTTTACGAGCAGCGTTAAGTGCTTCAAGTTCAGAACCATACTGATTAAAGAAATCAACGACTGGCTTCTTATTAAAGGCTTGGTCTAGTTTCTTAGGATCACCAATGATTTTAATAAGTGAGTAGTTCGCTACATCATATACTTTCTTGGCTTTACCAAGCAATAGCGTTGGGTCTGCAAAAAATCTATATCCAGCATCTACTGTTCCAGAGATACCTGTGTAGAGAAAACCTGAACCTTCCATAGATTCTGGAAGTATGTTTGCTACTGCTCTTCCTGGAGAGTACTGCGCTGCCTTAGCAGCATCTAGCGCCTCTTCATAAAGAGAATCTTTTTCCTGTGAGGCATTTGCAGCGATAGCCTTTTCTTCATCAGTTCCCTCAACGGTAATCTGAGCAAGGCTTTGACCTTGTGCAACCTTCATAGCAACGCTCATATAGTTTTCGCCGTACTTCTTCTTGGCTTTTTCTATACGAGAAACATTAAATAGTTCACGACCATCAGCACCAGCTAGGTCAAATGCTTCACCTATGGTTTTAATACCACGCTTGCCTTGTTCTTGACCTGGCAATACTTCTTGAAAACCTAAACTAACTGTGCGATACGCACGAGTCATAAAGTCAGAGACTTCATCAAGACCTTTAAGGATGGCTGGACCAAAACCAAATACTGGGTTGTAGTATTTCTTTACTGATTCAAACCAGTTCTTTTCTGTTTCAGGTTTATCGTCAACGTCACCAAATACTTTTACAAGTGCTTCCTTTTGACCGTTAGGAAGTCTATTAAATTTCTGTTGGCTCTGAGCAGCAGGAAGAGAAGTAAGTTCCTTCTGCATACCCATTAATTTATTGAGCGCATCAATTTCTTTTTGCTCTGCTGGTGTAAGACCAGCCTGTGAAGCAGCAGCCTTTAGACCATCACCAGCCACTATAGACCTCGCACTAAGGCGTTTTGGTACATAACATTAACTTCACCAGTTGTGTCATAAGGTAGCATTTTAGCCAAGATGTCAGATAGTTTCTGACTTCCTTGCATTGCTTTCAAACCTAGAGCTTCAGATCCTGGACCTGCACCCATATCAATACCAGCTGTTACTGGTTCGTCAGGACGTTGGCTAGGTGCAAAGAGTTCTGTTACTGGTGCAGATGGAACTGGTGCATTGGCAGGACGACCACCAACATTGTCTGCTACGCCACGTGTTGCAGCGAGTGGAGCACCAGATTTAACTGATGCAGTTTCTACACCTTCTCCGTAATATTGTGAAGGTAAATCTGTTCTCTTTGAGAACTTACCAGGACCTGCAGCACCGGCGAGTGGACCTCTAGCCATCTGTTTCCTCCTGTATTGTTTCTAAATCTTGCGAAAATTCTTCCCACACTTTGATTGTGGCTGACTTTTGATTAGCGTGATATATAGATAGTTCGTATAACTCAGAAGCAAACGCTTCAACTGTCTGAGTTAGGTTATACATAAACCCTGTAAAGATTACAAGGAAATCTGTCGGGCGTACTGGACGCGGAAGTTTATCTTGACTGCTCATCGTCCAGTACACCTTTCAGGTAAATAATTTAGGCTTTCTTGCCTTTGCGTCCAGGAACGTTCATTCCGAAGAATACTTTTCCGCCTGCTGGCTTTGCTGTATCTTTCTTGCCTTCTACTGGCTTTACTTGTACAGCTTTTTCAAATGTACCTTTTTTCATATTTGCACCTCCTTCACTTATGCTGCCCCACCAATAGAGGCTAGTAGTTGCGCTATATCGGGACGTTGACCAGCAGCAGGGGCCTGACCAGCTTGTTCTTGTGGAGGTTGCTGCGAGGCAGGAGCGGTGGCCGCACCTGCTGCTGGAATCTGTTGCTCCATACCTGGCGCAGTTGGCGCAACTGGTGGAACGGGTTCTGGCATAAATACTTTTTCTACAGTTGACTCTAGTGAGAGTCCCTTTTGGCGACCTTGGATAACACCAGCGATACGCTTGACAATCTCTTCAGGGTTTTGCCCCTGCGCCGCCATAGCAGGAATAGCTTGAGCATACTGAGCAACGGCCACACGCAAAGAATCACGCATCTCTTCAATATCAACACGTTGCTCCTCTTGAGTTACATTGAGGTCCATTGGAATCTCACGACGTACATAGTCGCGTGATACAAGTTTATCTGAACGCATCTGTAGTAATGCAATGATTGCACGGTTAGGATCCATACCGGACATAATTCCGTAACGGACGTCTACTCCGTACTCACCCTTAATGTCACGAGATGGTGTGTACTTCATTGTGTATGGAGTACCGTCATCGGTTCCCTTGATTGTCTTGGTCATTGAACCAAAGACAACCTCGTCAATTTCAAAACACATAGATACGAGTTCTTGGAACAGGCGTGCAAACTGTGCCTGAGCTGATTTAATCTGTGTATCAAATCCAGCCTGTAGTGCTTGGACTCCACGACCTGTAACAACAGACGCGCTGATATCTCCTGAACGAGATTCTGGATAGCGAGCACCTAAGCGTAATTCACGCTCAAGGACCCCAGACTCAGTAAAGACTCCAGGTGGTAGTTCTAGTGGAACACGACGAATGTTCTGTGGCTGAGATGAACGCATAATTGCATCTGGTCCAAGTGCAAGTTCTTGCACATCTTGTGGAATAGCAATAGGTGCTTGGATAGACTTCTCAGCGGCTTGAATCTGCAATACTGCAAAGCGAGCACGAGCAAGTTGTACTGCTAGTACATCATCGAACTGACCACGTGCTTCGCCATCTAATGATGAACGAGTAACTACACGTGCTAGACACTTACCAATCTGGTTCTTGACACGAGAGATAACTAGGTTCTCACGCTCTGGTAGGTAGATAAGGTCTTGGTCTTTATCGTGGTAGCGCACCATTGAGATATATGGAGATGATGTCTGGTAGGCACGACGGTTAATAATCTGATCGTAGAACTCTGGGTACTGTGAAGCTAATGTCTCAGCATCTGTTACGACTACTTGAGTCATAGAGATACAGCGACCAAAGCGGTCTACTTCAGGATATACACCAAAAGGATTAAGCAAACGGATACGAGGGTTGTTTGTCTCGTAATCCATTTCAATAATTGCTGGAAGCAAACCGTATGTGTTGTACCAATCAGCACCGGTATACATCTGAAGTTGTAGGTCAGATGAACCGACGTAGTAGTTGGCAATACGAGTACGGGTGTCTGCTGCCTTACGTTGTGCGTCAGAGACCATATTGGTAGCTGAGCAGTTAAAGGAAGGTAGCGGTGCCATTGCTTCTGCAAGGTCACGTGCTGCAACGTCAATGAAGTTAGCGACGAGAGGCTTTGGATAGTCCTCTGAAAACATTGAAGGAAATACCTTAGAGATATCACCTTGACGCACGGAGAGAACATCGCGCATACGCTGGTCACGCGCTGATGAGCGTGTCTTTAAGCGCGATAGTTTCGCGTCAACTTCTTTGACTGATAACAAGTGGGGTCCCTACTTAGACTTTAAGTTTTTTGACTTTACGTTTTTCATAGTTTTTTTGTCGTATGTATTTGGAAGTTTTTTAGCAAATTTAATATCACGTGCTTTTATATCATCCGCTACTTTAGCAGCGTTTCCATAAGCAGATTTTGGATTTTGCTTAAAAGCTTTTATATTAGCTTTGGCTAGATTTTGTGTTACTAAACGTTCTTTAGCATTCTTTTTTGCAACAGCCTTCTTGACTGGAGAAGCAAGAGACTTTCCTTGTGCTGCTTTTAATGCACGAGCACTTGCTTTTGTGGCAGCCTTTGTTGCTACCTTTTTAGCTGCGTCACCTGCAACCTTCTTGGCAACAGCACGTGCTGCGGCTCCTACTGCTAATCCTATTAATGGTGCTGGCATTTTATTTTTCCTTAATTAGTTTTCTTGTATAATCCTGGGTACTTCTTCTCAAGAGCTTTCTTTGCGCCCTTTTCGTATTCTTTTACACCTTGAGGTGAAGTGCGCTTTTGGATTGCTTTAACTGCTGCTGGTCCTGTAAGCGGCATCTTAGCCTTTGTCTTTGGATTGACAGGCTTTACTTTTACCTTTGGCTTTGGAGTTGGTTTCATAGCCATTATTTTTTGCCAGCTTTCTTAACAGTTGATTTAGATTTTGATTTTGATTTTGATTTATCTACAGCTTTTTGTGCTACAGCTCCAACTGCTACTCCTGCAATTATTCCTTTTGTAGCACCGACTCTTTTACCAACCTTATAAGAACCTTCAAGTTGTTTAGCGCGAGCTTCTTTTTGCGCTTTGTATCTTGCTTTATTCTTTTCCAACTTATCAAGATCTTTATTCTTCAAAGACTCAGCAGATTTATTTTGCTTAACAAGAGCACGGCGTTCTGCAGCGCTAAGTTCGCTGCCGCGATATGAATAGCCACCAGGGCCACGTCCTGAACCGCCAGCGATTCCTTCAATACGATTGGCTGTAGCCATTAGCACTTACACGCTTTCTTTGACTTGCCGCACTTCTTACACTTCATATCTGACTTCTTAATCATTGTCTTAGCCATTATGATCTCCTTAGATGAACGTTTTGTTTTGCTCTGCGAATAGTTCATCTAGGTTGACAACTGTTCGCTTGCCTATCTCGTGACGAGAAAGGAATGGGTTTGCTAGGTGATGCTTTGAGTACTTGCCGTAGTTGAGCATCTCACGGGCGCGGATTTCACAGAACCAGAGCGCCATCACTAAGTCAGTCTTACCCTTAGTAGTCGGTGACCACGTAATCAATTGCTCTATCAGAGCCTTGACATTCTCAGTCTGATCTGAAGGTAAGTGAATAAGATTATCTCGATGGTGCTTGCCATCGTGCTGCTTGGTACCAAAGAGGCTAGACATAGAGGCTACGCCGAAACCAGCATCCCATTTATTAGAGCCGGTATGGTGTTCCTTAAATTGAACGCCACGTGTTGCTAGGTGCTGACGGATACCTTCATCTTGCGTAAGGAACGACTGGAAAGCGTTCTTCTCTACTATCCACTCACTAGGTGAGTAGATAGAAGTCCAGTCAAAGATTAAGTTACGGATTGCAGCCGGTGATGGACGACTAATCTTGATAGCATCTACGATGTATCTCTTATTCGTACTGCGGTCTACTGCATAACAGATAGCTGCAGTATCACCAATCATTGCAGGGTCTAGCCCACAGATAATACTAAAGCCGTTTAAGTCTCGCGGATGTCCTGGATGACCGGCGGTTAACGGACCCGACTTACGCATTCCATCAATCGAACCACGAACACATACAGGGTCAAAAGCAGAGTCATCTGATATGTCCTGTTGTTGGTAGATCAATGCCCACGTTGAGGCATCCATTGATTGTCGTTCATTAAATAAGTTGCGGCCTGACCAGCGTGGGTATAGTCCAGTAACCTCATCCTTATCGGATTCAGCCTGACCGTCAAAAGGTGCATCTGATGCAGGCCACAAAGTCTCCCACTTGTCGGGGTTCTCATCAGCCGTTAAAAGCGCTGGCATTGCTAGATATGTCCAAGGGACTAGACCGCCTGGGTATCTATCTTCATTGCGTAGTTCTTTGTATAAATCTACAGATGCTACGCGGGTACCGATAATAATCAGTTTACCTGTTGGGTTAAGGCGGGACCGCACGTCCTGCGTTAGCCACTTAATCTGACGCTCAAAGTCATTGGCGTTACTCAAAGTAACAGCGTCATCTACAATAATCATATCGGCACGCTTGCCGTAAATCTGACCGCCGATACCGACGGCTTCAATGTTTGGATCTTTTTCACCTGACTCGCGGAGTTCATCTCCGAAGGTGATACGGGTTGCCTGCCACGATGCTGACTTAGAGTTAAAGCCAACACCAGCAGCGTAAGCCTGCTGGAGTTGCTCATACATCGGGTGGGTAAGTCTTTGCTTAATAGCGTAGAGAAAGTCTGCTGCAAGTCGCTGAGTCTGGGAAACAATCAAAACTCTAAAGTTTGGGTTCTGGGCTACCATCCACGTTACGTAGTCTACGGTTATCGTCATAGACTTGGCGTGGTTTGGCGGAATGTTAATCAGGATGCGGTTATTGGCAACACCTGGCTCATACTTCATAGCGGGGTGTAACCAGCCGGGCTGCCTGCCCTCGATGACATCTACGATGTTCTTCTGATGGGCGAAAGTCTTGGAGTGCAAAAAGCGCTCACGGAATTCTTCAAAGCTGATATCGTGGACATCGCCTGAGGCAAAGGACTTGTCCTTTAGGCCGAGACGGGTACGATCAATTTTATCGGTGAATACTTTGTCGGTACGACGGTAGTACTCATAGGTCTTCATAGACTTACCGGCTGAAGCGCAGGCTTGCTCTATGGTCATACCCTCTGCTACAGCCGCCAGGATAATTCTCTTGGCAATGTCGGCGGAATTCTCTGCCACGTATATCTCCTCAAAGCGCCGAGTGGCGCGGAATGCCTTCTTCGTTTATACCGGCTTGAGGATGTTTTTAATAAAATACCGGTCTAGGAATTTGATAGAACTATCCCAACTAAAACCTGCGACTGCAGGTACTGGTCGGGCTTAGCGCCCGAACGAGCCACAGCGAAGTGAGGGGTAAAGGCTAGCTCGTCCTTAGGGGACTCGCGGAGCGGTAGCGTAGCGCACCATTCGGGGCTTCCCCTGCTTACAGCCCCTACTATATAGAAGGCAGGAAATTTAACTCATTTCCCGCGTTGGTAAAAAATACTTTA